GCATCACCCTGCCGGGCGTGCTGCTGCCCGCGCTGGCCGGCAGCCAGCTGAGCCTGGACGCCCTGCGCACCATGGCTGACACCGGCAAGGCCTGGCCGCTGGTGGAGGGCACCGGGAAGATCTACGGCACCTGGATCATCGAGAGCCTGAGCGAAACCCGCACGCTGTTCTTCCGCGACGGCCAGGCGCGGCGCATTGAGTTCACCCTCACGCTCAAACGCATCGATGACGGCCGGGTGGATCTGCTCGGCAGCGCCATCAGCACAGCGGGCAATATCCTGCGGAGGCTGCTGTTTTGATCGACACCATCATCGCCCAGGGCAAAAGCCTGCTCGGACAGGCGGCGGACAAGTACCGCGACGCCGCCGCCTACCCGCAGCCGATCTGCCGCGTGGTGGTCAACGGGCAGGACATCACCAGCGCCATCGAGCAGCGCCTCATCGGCATCGAGCTCACCGACAACCGCGGCATGGAGGCCGACCAGCTCAGCATCAGCCTCAGCGACCACGACGGCCTGCTGGCCATCCCCCCGCGCGGCGCCGTGGTGCGCCTCTGGCTCGGCTGGCACGACACCGGCCTGGTGGACAAGGGCAGCTACACCGTGGACGAGGTCGAGCACAGCGGCGCGCCGGACGTGCTCAGCATCCGCGCCCGCAGCGCGGACCTGCGCGAAGGGCTCAAATCGAAGAAGGAGCGCAGCTGGAGCAGCCAAACCCTCGGCGCCATCGTCCAGACCGTAGCCGCTGCCTATGGCCTGAGCCCGGTGATTAGCGCGGCGCTGTCGGTCATCCAGCTCGCCCAGGTCGACCAGGCCAACGAATCCGACGCCAACCTGCTCAGCCGCCTGGGCCAGCAGTTCGACGCCATCGCCAGCATCAAGGCCGGGCGCCTGCTGTTCATGCCGGCCGGCAAGAGCACCACCGCCAGCGGCGCCGCGCTGCCGCACATCACGCTCACCCGCGCCGATGGCGACGGCCACCGCTACCTGCAGGCCGACCGCGACAGTTACAGCGGCGTGCGCGCCTACTACTACGAGCTCAACAGCGCGGAGAAGAAGGAAGCCATCGCCGGCGGCGGCGAAAACCTCAAGGATCTGCGCCACACCTACACCGACCAGGAGGCCGCCCTGCGCGCCGCCCGCGCTGAGTGGTCCCGCCTGCAGCGCGGTACGGCCACGCTCAGCTACACCCTGGCAAAGGGCCGCCCGGACCTGATCCCCGAACTCACCTACAGCCTGATCGGCGTGAAGGCCGACATCGACGCCGTGGTCTGGCTCGGCGCGAACGTGCGGCACTCATTCACGCCGGACAGCTACACCACCGCCCTGGAGCTGGAATCCAAGCTGCCGGACGCCGACGACGTCGCTGAGCTGGCCGAGGCCGGCAACTACACCGGCGTGCTCGCTTGGTACCGGGACGAGAAGGCAGGCGAGCAGAAGAAACTCACCGAAGGCGACCAGGCCAGCCCCAAGCGGCTGCTGCACCTGTACGCCGAAAAGAGCAGCGCCCAGCGCGCAGTGGAGCGGGAATGGAAGCGAATCCAGCAAGCGAACGCGTAAGCCAGCCACAGCTTGCTCCGGCAGAGCCGCAGCGCTCGGCCTGGGAGCTGATCGACGAGGAGTGGGGCGAGCTGGGCGAGGCGCCTATGTGCATGTAGCACGGACATGAAAAAGGCGCCTTTCGGCGCCTTCAGTGTTTCTGGGTTTCGGCCAGTACCGATACGAAGCGAATCACGTGCGCCCTGTCCGTCGGCGTGCATTGTCGGTACCAGCGCAGCAGCGCCCGCTCGGTTTCACTCACCGGCTCGACCAACTGCGGTACCTCCTGGGCGACCGGGCGGGCTTCCTTCTGACTCGACAACATGCGCGAACTCCCTACGCAATACACTGTATAGCCATACAGTATATGAGGGCTGGCGTTTTGCCAACGCGTCAACAATTCGCACACCGGTTCAGACTTCCGGCACGAAGCCATAGCCGCCGCAACACTGGCAGTCCTCGACATCGGCGAAGCGCCCCTCGCAATCCGGGCAGGCGTCATACGGTGCGGCGCGAAGGCACGCGGCTATCCGGGATGCGCGCGGCTGCCCTTGTTCGGTGAGCACCTCGCAGCACAGCAGAAGGGCGCCGTAGGTATCCTGGCAGGCTGGCACCTCAGGCACACGCGGGATCTGCCGCAGGGGCCAGCGCTCGCCGTCCGCCAGGACGATCTCCATCCCTTCCAGCCACCCTAGCGGCGGCCCATACCGCCTGGTGATGTAGGGCAGGTCACCGAACGGGCGGCGCTCGCCTGGCGCCGGCGCACTGGTGTGGATGATTCCGGTATAGCCGTCCGTCTCGGTGAGGAGCGTCAGAATCCCGCGGCGCACGTGCCCGATCGGGCCAGGGTGGCCAGGCTTGTGCACCTCGTAGTGCGCGGCGGGCTTGTAGCGTTTCATCATGGTGATTCTGGAGTGCTGTATAGAAATACAGTAGATCGAATGCCACGCGCTGCGGTCAATGACCATACGGCAGCAGGAGAAGCAACCATGTGCGGTGGAGTCGAGGCGCGCGACGCAGAGCGCAGCTACAAGGTCTATTTCCCCAGCCCCAAGGCGGCCATTCCCGTCATGCTCGAGGGCGGCGAGTCCGTGGGCTGGGTCAAGTGGGGCCGCCGGCGCGAAGAGCCTGGCCAAGGCCCGCAGGGCGGTTGGGCGCGGCTGGAAACGGTGGAGCGGGGCGGCTGGGCGAAGTACCAACCAATAAAGGCCTACGGCCTAGTGCAGCGCTTTATGGAGAAAGACGCTGAGCGCACATCACACTGGTTCGACGTCGAACCGGGCTTCGCCCTGGACTGCCTGGTGCTGGGGGAGGGAGATCAGCGGCGAGTGTATGTGGTCACCAGCTCGCCGCCGGAGGAATTTGCTTGGATACATGATAGGTGGCCAACTATGCTCCACATCGAATAGCTTTTATGCTGGTGGGTCTGCGCGTATGACGTCCAGTACAACTGCTTGCCTAATTTCACCATCAAGCACTTTCGCATTGATGTTCAAATAAACGGTGGTTCGCTCCCATTCTGCATACTGAAGGGTTTCTTTTTTTGCAGAATCTAAGGAAGTATCCTCAACCACTGCTTCGAATTCTGTCGAGGAACGGTGCCTTCTAACTTTGACACGGAATTCCTCTGGGTTTGATGAGTCGACGCGTAGAATCCTATAAAATCCATCTAGCCGCTTTTCGACAGCCTTCCTTCTAGCGTTTGTAACTACTTCTTTCGCTACCTCGCCGGAAATTGTAACGTCATCCACAGTTGCTGACTCTGCTGTGGCAAATCCCCTCAGCATTTCGGTCCTAGTGTCATATGTTTCGCGGCTAATCTGCTCAAGTGCCGGTTGCTTGACTAGCAGCTTGGTCAGCGTCTGCAAGCGTGCAGATTCCTGCTTTGTCTGCTCTTGAATAACAGTCAGCATTTCCCGCTGTTCCTCGGTCCTGACCTCAGCCATCCGAATTTCCTTTCGGTGATTCAGATAGCCGGTGAAGGACGTTTTGCCGACCCAAAGCACGCCTAGGCCTAAGATGGTGATGGCTGTCAATTCCGGTGTCATGGAGGTGCCTGCCGTTTCCGCGAATTTCATGAGAACGCTCTGGAAGTCCACTTCAAAAACTGAAGATCCTTCTTCAACTTTAACTTCAATCTCAAGCTCGTCGCGCTCTTCTTTTGATATTTTGCGCGTGTCCTCAGTGCCATAATGTGAAAGTGCATATGAGCGGAGTACTAGCGTCTGCAGCTCGATGAAAGACTTCATTACTGTGGGAGTAATGGTTGCGTCAAACTTGTCGCCAACCAAGCGAACTTGGAGTTTAGGCCACCCTTTGAGCTGGATATTCCCTATCGCTTCGCCATCGAGGAATTTCTGTATAGCATTGAATGCATCTTCTTCGCTTTTTATTACGGTCTTGAGAGCCATGTATGTCTCTTATGCGTGCCGCCGAAAGGCCGTGCTATTCGAATATGGAAGCGCGAACAATTACTGGCGTATTTGTTTGAAGTTGACCATATTTAGCAGCCCCCGGCTCATTGATATCGCCGGGGCTTAACCGTCAGCGATTAATTGCTTCGTTGACCGTCCAGAGTTCAACCGCGCTTCCGCCGGCGTACACTCGAATTTGAGAAACTGTAAAGCCAGTATCCAAAATAGAGATTTCGAATCCGCTTCTAAGTGGCACGCACTTGTATTGGGTCATTAGAAACTGCATTGCGTTGTTATCGCGCGCTACTGCCGCGCTAATAAACTGGTCAAGATAGTCCTCAGTTACACAGCCTACATAGCCTCCGTCCTTTAGGCTGGCAGCTTGAGTTCCAAAACTAATAATTAATGCGGCGGCGAATAGAATTGCTTTCTTCATAACTTCCTCCCGTAAGGCGCCAAGTAGCGCCAAGCCGCCGCGGTATGCGGCGGAAGTCTTTGCTCGCAGGCAAATATCGTGTCACCGCTCTAACGTCGGCTATCCACGGATTCCGGTGATGATGTACATAACGTCAGCTTCGCTTTGGGCGGCCAGCGCCTGCAGGTAGTCGATGGGCATCACCGAGGTGCCGTTCTCGAAGCGCTTCTGCATGTAGTCGGTCTGGCCAGCCAGGTGCGCCATTTCGTGCACTTGCAGGCCGAGGCGCTTGCGCTCCTCGAGGAGGCGATCGCCAAAATCGCGGGGGCGGTCATCGAGGTCAATTGCTGCTGCCATGGTGCTCTCCTTGTCGTGTCACTCAGCGGTGAGTGAGTCAGCCGCTATTTATTCGTTTGGTACCGGCCAGCGGACTCCGCCAACGCCGTGGTCAAACGCCGCACTGCAGCTCGGTCGCCATCCGGCATCGAGCGATAGTGGTTCAACACCTCGCTCTCATCCTCAGCCAGGCCGTCAGCCGTCACCGGCGTGCGCTGGCCAGTGAGCAGGTACAGCACGTCCACACCTGCTGCGGACAGGCCTGAAAGATATGCAGCATCTGGGCTCCGCTCATCGGCTTCGTACTTGCCCTGGGCGTTCGCTTTCACGCCGCCGAGTGCACCGAAATCCGCTTGTGAGAGGCCCAGCCGCTTCCTTTCTTCGCGCAGTCGTTCGCCAAGACCACTCATATGGATAGAAATTCCCGTTGACACCACTCAATTGAGTGGTAATCTGTCGCCACATTGAACGCATTTGAATGGTTTTGAATGATGCCAGCCACACGCACCCCCAAACAAGCGAAGGAATGGCTCGCCAAACAGGGCAAGACCGTCCAGGAATTTGCTCGCGAGCACAGCCTCGATCCGTTCACCTGCTACCAGGTGCTTTCCGGTGCGAAGAAGGGCACCCGTGGCGAATCCCACCGCGCGGCTGTGCTGCTGGGCATCAAGGAAGGCGTGGTCGAGGTGCCCGAGGAGTACGGGCGCCGCGCCACTGACATCGGCGCCGTGATTTCAAAGTAATGGCAACTGGCCCAGCGAGAAACCAGAAGATGAAGCGCACCGTTCTAGATACCCGCCGGCAAGTGATGAGCGCTGTGGTGTGCGACTACCCAGGCGGGCGCGAATGCGCTGCCGCACGCCTGGGCCTGCCGCTCAAGAAGCTGGACAACCACCTTTACGAGAACGCCGGCAGCCGCCCGCTGAGCGACGAGCAGATCCACATGCTCGAGCAAGAGGCCGGCACCACGCATTTCCCTGATTACGTCGCCGCGCTGTATGGCGGGCTGTTCGTGCCGGTCGCCAACCCGGACGAGCTGGACAACATCGAGCTGTTCGAACGCTGCATGAAAACCGCCGTCAAGCGCGGGGCAGTGGACCGGATCATCGCCGAGGCGCTGAGCAACGGTGAGATCGACGAAGGGGAGGCGCGCGCCATCCTCGACGCACACCGCCAGCACATGGCGGCGCGGCATTCGGAATTACACGCGGTAATCCTGCTGCACAAGGCCCGTAAGCCGGGCCAGAACTAAGAAGTAAGCCGCGGTGGCGGTTTGGGGAGGGGAAGTGAGCGTAGCCAACAACGGCGGATACAAATGCCTATGCCCGGCCTGTGGCCAGCGCATGCGCATCCGCAACAGCGAGGCGCAAACGCCGACGTTCAAAACGATGTACGCGCAGTGCATGAACATGGCCTGCGGCGCGACCTACGCCGGGTCGC